CCCCGAGGGGTTCCTCGCTGATCCATGGTGATGTTCGTGACCTTCGCCGCCCAGGGGTGCGCCGCAGTGCGGGCAGTGGTGATGCTCGACTGCTTCTATGCCGATGAAGGCTCCGCAGTGGGGGCAGTGGTGCCCTTCCTGTTCGTGCTCGGCCTCCTTGAACAGCGTCAACGCAGCGGCGTGCCGCATGCCCGCGCGCATCAGGCCGCCCACGACCTCTGCTGGGTCGGCGTCCTCGGCACGCAGCCGCGCCACTAGTGCGTGCGCCAGCGATCCCTCATAGGGGCGGGCGAGGATGTTCTGTCCGGTGTCCGGGTCAAACGCGGTGATGGTGGGTACCCTTTTGGCGGGCTCCGCCGAGTGCACTTCCTTGCCGAACATGCCCTGACTCTGGGCTTCGTACTGCAAGGCGAGCGCGTGGGAGCACTGACGCCCTTCGAAGCGCTTGAACGCAGGACTGCGGTCCCAGGCGTAGGCCGCCCACTTGCATCCGCAGGCGTAGTCACTGACCTTCCGTGTGCCGGGGCGGTACACCAGGATCGCCTCGTAGGTGCCGTGGTCGCCCTTTACCTGGCCCCCGATGCCATCGGCAGAGGCGATGACGATGGTGACCCCACCTTCGGCGCGAATCCGCTTGGCCTTGGCTTGCACGTCCCGCCAGGAGGCTGTGACATGGAAGCCAAACTCAGCATCACGCGCGGCGGTGCGCAGCAGGGCCCCGGCATCCGGCGGCAATTGCTTGTCGTCATCGTCATTTGCTGCCATTCGAGCCTCCAGTGCGGCGGTCTGTACACTGGATACTACCCGAAGGGGTAGGGTAATGAAACCCCTTGCTCGACGTAAACGACCGAATTCATCACTGACCGGGCACCAGGGTGGGCACGCCCTGACGTTGTCGTATGTGGGACTCGCTTGATCACCGGAATGAGCGTTCCGCAGGTGCTCGGCGACGCGATCCACCTTGCGCTGTTGATGAGCTCGGTTCCTGCTCGCCAACTCCTCATCGGAAACCTCTGGGGTGTGGCCTTTCCCGTCACAATCATCGCAATCATGCTTGACTAGGTGATAAGAGCTTGGGTCGTCTCCGTCGACCGCGCCGGATTTGAGCTCGGATTCCTGGGTGTACCCCTTGCCACCGCAGCTCTCGCATGGAGCGGCCGCGAGGGAACCCTTCGCCTGCATCAATGCCATCGGGCCAGGCTCGGAGATCGGGCACACCTGTTGCTGCCACGGCGTCTCCCAGGGACACGGTCCGCGATCCTGGGGGATCGCCAAAGAGACGGCCGTCGAGTCGCCGGGGAAGGTGCAACGGGACTCTCGCCGCCAGGTGCACCAATCGTGCCCAGCCAGTGAGCCCATCTTGGAGTGAAAATCCGCCGGGCAATCGAAATGCTTTTGATCATGGAATTGAGCGAGTTCTTTGTCATCCCGCCTGGGCATCTTCTCGTAACCGTGCTCGACGGTCATATGCGCGCGTAGATCATCCTCGTGCGCGACCTGCTTAGGAACACGCTCCGCGCCATGGAAGGGGCCCTTCTTGCCGTCGGAGAAGGGCTCATCCGGGTAAGGAGAGTGGGCTACATACGCCCGCACGCTCTGGCTTAACCCGGCCGCCGCTTCCGCCCGGTGGTGTCCATCGGCAACCTGATAGACCCCATGCCGATGTACCAGAACCAGGGGCGGCATTTGGTGCGGATTCTTCTGGTAGCCCTTTCGAGCTTGTTGGACCCGCAAGTCATCAGAGCCATTCGGGTTGTAGTCGATATGACGGGGGTGAACCATCGTCTCGTGGAAGTCGAGGCTATTCACCGAAGTATCCTCGGCGTTCAGGTGTCCCGGGCGCTCGTGTGCGAGGTAGTTGGCCGCCTCACCGATGCCAGGACCATCCGCGCCGTCGGCGTCCTTGCCGTGGATATCAGAATCGCCATAAATGTGTGGGTGTCGGTCACCGATGTCCTCCCAGGAGAACGCGTGAGCGGCCGTGTGCTGCTTCTCCCCGCCCTCGGGGTAGGTGTGGTGCATCCAGCCGTCGCGGTCGGCATCAGGATGCTCAGCGTCCGGCTTCCAGGAGATGCCGGTGACCTTGACTTGCCTACCCCGGCGCATGGGGACTTCCTTCTCCACTCCGTGGTCAAACGGGAAGACACCGTTGCGGAAGAGCTGATCCGGCCGCGTCTCGATGTCCTTGCGTGAGGGGCCTTGGGCATGCAAGACCACCGGGATGGTTGTACGCGGGTCCATGACTCCGGAGTGGGCGAAGTTCTTCGCCTGCTGGTTGTTGGCCGTCCAGTGCATGCCCAGGTTCGGACCCTCGGGGATCGCCTTGTGCAACGCACTCAGGTGATCTTCCTTCGAGGACCTCGGGTTATTGATCACGCCTGCGTGCTCGGGCGCTAGCTTCGCGGCGAAGCCACGGTGGATGCCGTCTTCCTCAACTCCGGGGTGCCAGGTGTCCCAATCAGTTGGCTTGCCGTGCGCGCCGTTCGTGTGTGAGGGCATGTTCTTGTCACGGCCCGTCTCGCCGATGAATTTGACCGGCGAGCCAGGGTGGCGGTTCTCGATCTCGTCCATCAATGCCGAACCCGCACCCGGGATGTCCGTGTTCGTCGAAAGTCGGTCCACGTGAACTGGTCCGCCTTTGCGTTTGGGCGGGAAGTATTCGGCCGAACCACCAGAGCGACTGGACTCCGCATCGGTCGCGTGGAGCGTGTGCTTGGTCGGGAACTTCGTCCCTCCGGTGTCTTGCGAGTCGTGGGCGAAGTTGAACTTGCGAGCGGGTACTTCCAGGGAGGCCGTCGTGACGCTGCCTCGCGAGTCGAAACTGATCGAATCGTTGATCCCTGATGTCCCGCCCGCACCGGAGGCACCCGAGCGGGGGTCGACGGCGGCCGATGGGTGGTTTGAGGGGTCGCCGATGAGCTCGGGCGTCCACTGCATACCGGGATGCGCGGACATCGTGCCGCCGCAGTAGGAGCATGATGATGGCTGGTCGGAGCCCTGCGGCAGATCCTTAGCCGAGCCATCTGTCGGGGGCTCCGGCCCGTCGTCTTCCTCGGCGATCGCGGCAGTGAAGATCATCTTGCCAGGGTCGGGTCGATCATCGATTGTCGTCCCGAGCTCGGGGTAATCCTCCACGGCCAAGTGGACTCCGGCGCCCGTGACCCCCGATGTCACGGTCTTCTTCATCGGGGCGAGCATCCCAGAGGAGTAGTTGCCGCCGCCGAGCCCATGATCGAGTGTGACGATGTAGTTCTCGGAGCCCGGCGTGGGCCCGTCCTCTACGGCATCGACCGTGCCAGGGAACCCATCCACGGTCATGACGGGATCACCGGGCTGGTACTCCCAGTAATCCGATGACGCGATGGCCTCGCGGCGCAAGTGCATGACGGCCTCCTCGTTGTTTGGGCAGGCCGCAGGCGGCGATGGGCAGGCTAGAAAACGGGACCGAAGTTCATCGCGCGCCAGAAGAACGGGTAGTTGGTGGAGCCGTCCAATGTGCTGGTCCCAGCATCGTTGACCGCCACTGCCAAGACGACATTCCCACTGTCCAGGTCGCCCGAAACCACTGTGAACCCGCTCGGGCCAGGGCGCCCGAAGAATGCCCCGCCAGGAAGCTGCCACCCGACATCACCATCGAAGGCCGGAGTGCTCTGCCCGCTCGACAGATATCGAACGAAGGCTCCAGACACCAGAACGCCGACATCGATCCGTGCCTGCTCCGGCTTCTTCAGTCCCGTGAACGTGACGTCGATGTAGTCACCGACCGCCGCAGCGATACTCAGCGTCGGCCAACCGGTGAGCGGCGCCCACACACCGGCGGTGTTTTGCAGCGTGATGCGGCCCTGCGTGGAGATGTAGGCCTGCACGACACGATGCTTCGCAGCCTTGGCATCGAGTGCCGTTTGAGTCGCGGTGCTGATTGGCTTGTTCGCGTCGCTCGTGTTGTCGACGTTACCGAGGCCCACATCACCCTTGACGAGAACGAGATCCGTTTTCACCTGCGCGGGCGTACGAGTGGTCCAGGCACCTGCCTTGGACTGGAGGATGGTGTCCGTGGTCGCGGTGAGCCCGGCGATCGTCGTGAGGTCTGAGTCGAGCGGTTGCTTGCTCGCCAGCGCGGTGCTGGCGGCCGTGCTCACCGGCTTATTCGCGTCCGAGGTGTTGTCGACGTTGCCCAGGCCGACATCGCCCTTGACCAGCACCAGATCGGTTTTAAGCTGGGCCGGGGTTCGGGTGGTCCAGGCACTCGCTTTCGACTGGAGGATCGAGTCCGTCGTGGCGGTCAGCCCCGCGATGGTTGTCAGGTCGGTGTCGAGAGTCTGCTTGCCGTCCAGGGCCGTCTGAGTCGCCGTGGAGACGGGCTTCGCCGCGTCGCTGGTGTTGTTGACGTTGGCCAGACCCACATCAGCCTTGGCGCCGACCACGTCGCCGGTCCGGCCGAACACCGAGGTGACCGCGCCCGGGGTACCTCCACCGCCACCTGGCTCGTAGGTGACGACCTCCACCAGGACACCGATATCCGCCGCATCGATCATCGCGAACTCGGCATCAGTCAATCGTGCGGTGGACTCGGCGTACCGATAGAACTCGTCGTTGGGCAGGGCGACGTTGTCGCGCAGAGTCTTCACGATGTAGGACATCAGCCGGTTTCCTCATCCCACTCAGGGTTCCATTTCGCGGAGGCATCCACATCGACATAACGCCGCAAGCCAACATGGCGGGGGTCGCCGTAGAGACCGCTCGGGCGGTGGTGTTCCAGATGCTTGATGATCTCGCCGGTCTCTGGATCCGTGGTGTCCTCGATGGAGTTATCTGGAGCCTTGTGGCGTGTGGCGATGACCTGTCGAATCTGCCCATAGCGATACGAGATCTTCGCGACCTTGCGTGACGCGGGTTTGGGCATAGTGGCCCTGGCCTCATCCGACTCCGGCGGCCGTTGGTCGCCTTCCTCGGGAGCCTGCGCCGCGAGCGGCATCGGGATGATCTGCGCAGAAGTTTGATCGGCGCCCTCGTCCTCTCCCTCGGCGAGGTCATCCTCCGACGGGGCAAGTGCGGGCGTGGGCGCGTCGCTGGTGCCCATGGTCGGGATGACCATGTCGCTCGGGGACTCCTCTGGCGCGTTGAGTGCGCGCGGTTCGAAGTCCTTACGCAGATCGTCAGGAATGGGCAGGCCAGCGTCACGCAGAGCCTCGTAGGTCTCCTTGCGGGTCTCCTGCTCGGCGACAGCTAGCCGGACCTGCTCCTGTTTCTTCTGCTCGATCATCTCTTCGAAGTCCAACCCGGTGCCGAGGATCCGACGTTCCTGCGGGATGGGCACGCCGGTAGCGGTGAGCGCCTCGATGAACTGACGCTCCTGGGCCTCATCGGAGAGGTTGAGGGTGTCGAACTCCAGCTCGGGCACCAACAGCTTGGGTTGCTGGATGATGCGGTCCTCACCGGTCTCCTCGTCGCGCTCCAAGACCTCTTCCATCTTCACGTACCGCTTGCCGTTACGGACGTCGTAGTCGAAGTGCTCCTGGGCTTCGGCGACGATGCGCGCACGGTCACGGAAGAAGTCCTTGAGATCCTTCTGATGGTTGGTCATCAGCTGAGTAACGATGTCACGGTTGAGCGCGTCGGCGGCGTAGGTCTCGCCTGCCTCTGCTCCCTGGAGCATGGTCCTGGACAGTCCGAACGTCTGGAGCATCTTGTCTTCCAGCCGGTCAAAGTCACCGGACAGGTCCGGCATCTCCTCCTTGCCGAAGACGTTCTCGATGGTCGTGGCGAAGTTGTGCACCATGACTCGGAAGTCGGCGGCCAGCGCCTCATCGAGTGACTCGCGGAAGTCGTCCAACTCGGGACCGGTGGGGATCCAGGGCACGTCGGTCCCGAGGTCGGTCGCGGAAGCGCCAATCTTGGCCAACAGCAACGGGGTGTAGAGCCGGTCGGAGATCGCGTCCATCGCGGTATTGAGCATCTCCTCCTGCATCACGGCGCGGAAGGCGCGCATGATGATCGGGATGCCGCGCTTGTGGAAGGTGTCGGCGTCGAACTTGATCTGCTTGAGCAGCATGTTCGATACCGGCATACGGCTGTTGTCACCCGCGTAGTCCTGGAGCTCGGGGTAGTTCTCGATCAGCTGCTGGTATTCCCAGACCGGCTGGCGGTTGCGCAAGGTGTCACGCAATGCCTGCGGCAACTTGATCAGGAAGCGGGGGTCGCGCGAGATCGGGCTTCGCTCCACGAACACGTCATTGGGGTGCAACAACTCCTCGGACTCCCACACCCCGAGCATCTCATTGAAGGTGCCCAGCGGGAAGGCCTCGCCGACCATCCACTTCTCCCGGGACACATTCACCAGGAACTTCTTGTAATCCAGCTGCTCGAAGAAAAGGTTCTCATAGAACTCTTTCAGCTGATTATCCTTGCATTTAATCGTCATACCCTGGAGTGGGTATTTCGAGTAAATGTCAATACAGCTGGCAAGAATGGGATGAGTCAAATACAGCAAGCGGCAGAATTCCCGCAACTTCGCCATTTCCTCGTCTTTGGAAATGTCGAAAGG